CACAACGTCCTCTGCTTCTTTCATTCGGTGCTTTAGAGAGCCGATTTCTTTTCCGTGCTCTGCAAGTTTCACTTCTACTTCATTTTCTGTCATGTCTTTCCTCCGGTTTTTTAAGTATAAAAATAAGACCATCACGGTCTTGCTCTGATCTCCATGACTTCGTCCCCTACTCTGCTCCATTTAAATCATCTGTGTCTACGTACGGCCGGCAGAACATTTCTGTTACATCCAGTTCTTCCTCTATCTGTTCTAGACTTTTTTTCGGATTGCCGGAAATATATATTTGCAGGTCTGTAATGTGCGACCATAACCTTGCGATAATTTTAAGCTTAGACATTATTCTGCAATTTCTCCCATTCCGGACTCAGTCAGAATAGCTTTTACTTTTTCTTTAAGCAAGCGCGGCACTCTGTTGTAAACCTCTTTTGCTCCTTCCATGGTCTCCTGTGTCATAATTTCGATTGCCCATAATTTTGCCATCATATTCTTTCCTTCCTTTCCAAATAATAAAAATGTTGTTGCTAATAAAATACAATTTCTTGCAATGCGTACAATTTTTCTAAAAATCTTACGCATAGACAAGTTCTGACATTTCAAGCACGCAAGCATTCAGCAGTTCTACACTTTCTTTCTGTTCTGCGAGCTGTGCCTCCAAAGCTTCAATCTTAACTTTGTCCTGCAGACTTCCTTCTAGTCTTACCCACTGCATTGTCAGTCCTCCTTCCATAAGCTTTCATAAAACTTGTCTAGCCTGTTTAGCATCTTCCACGTATTTCCTCTTCTTGCGTGAGCTTTGTAGGATTCGTAGCATTGGTCTACTTTCTCCCGTGTCAATTTGCCTTTCTTTGCTAATCGGACAAGTTTTCTGAGCTTTTTTCGCTCACGCTTTACGCTCTCTGTTTTTATCAGTCGGATAACCTTTCCGGTGTCCGTCAAGATAAAACGAAAGCCAAGAAACTTAATTCCCTGGCTTATCCTGTAAAGAGATGTTTTTTCGTTTAACTCGAACCCCCCTTTCCTTCAAATATTCTTTTATATTTTCTAAACAGTTCCGAAGAAATTCTTTGTCATCACTTATCAGTAAAAAATCGTCCATGTATCTCAGGTAATGTCTAACTCTTAGCTTTTCTTTAACGAAATGGTCCATTTCGTCCAATACCGATATACCGGCAATCTGTATTAGCTGACTACCAGGATTGAATCCTATATCTCCTTCGAACCTGTCAAGAATCTTTTTCACTTCCGCAAATGTCCACTCATCCAAGTGCTTTGCGAATTTCTTTTCGGCAACCTCGTGTGGCATATTTGGATAATATCCTTTGATGTCACATTGCAGCACCCACCCGTCCTTACCATGTTTCCGGTAATACCTTTGCAGATGTGCATTTAATCTGTTCATTGCAAAGTCAGTCCCTTTCCCTTGCTGGCAAGCACAGTTATCATAAATAAACGATTTCGCCATCATAGGATAAACTGCATTATCATTCAGACTTCTTTGGTAAATACGATCCCTAAAACTGATACTAAGAATTTCCCTCCTCTTAGGTTCGTATACTGTAAAAGTCCTTCCGGGACGTTCTTTGTATGTTCCATCCATTAACGACTGTTCCAGTTTCATTACTTCCGTCAGTCCATTCAAACAAAAATTGGCTGTACTGTCTTTCCACATTACGCCCTTCTTGCATTTCATCATCGACCTGTAAAGGGCTTCGTACCCTGTTACTTCCGGATGTTCATTATTCATTTTTCTTTTCTCCTTCTGTGGTGTTTATAGCTGTACTTACACAAAATATGTAAACAGCATCACAACAGTGTTGTTCGCCTTACGGCTGGCTACAAACTCCTTGCGATATGTACTGTTTTCGCCTTTTCAGGTTACTAAATCTCACGTTATCACAATCCGGGGCGCACCGCCCAGCGTTGTTCGCGTTGTTGTTGTTGATGTTGCCGGTTGCGTTGCAATTCCAAGTGTTGTTCGAGTTGCCTCGATTCGGGGAACGCAGCCTCCGAGCGCTTCATAGCTTGCAGCCATATATTCACTTTTTAAAGATTTCTATACCGGGACGAATCACTGTCCCTCCAATCCCTTATAAGTTTCTGCTCTTCCATGAGCAGTTTTGTCCAATATTTCACTCTATCTGCACTTAATCCGAATAGATCATATGCTATCTGAATCATAGCAAGAATACTGTAAGTCTGAGCCAGGGCTTTTACCTGGTACTGCCTCCTCAGTATTTTATCTTCTTTGGTTACAACTCTAATCGAATTTGCAAAGAATAAATTCTTGTACATATCAACGGTTTCATCTACCAGCTTGCCGGTAAAACTCCAACGATACCTCTTCGGAAATACCTTTTCATTCGATGTTATTTTGATTGTATGCACCACTATATTTCTAGCCTTTACAATCACTTCAAATTTTGATTTCGTCCTTTTCCCTTCCGGTACTGACATTTTCTTTGTTCCTTTCTATCCCACACCTCTTACGAGGCGTGGATTTTAAAGATTTATGCGATTACGCAAGCCGGGGCGCACCGCCCAGCGCTGTACGCGTTGTTGTAGTTGATGTAGCCGGCTGCGTAGCAATACCAAGTGTTGCCCGAGAAGCCTCGACCCGGGGAACGCAGCCGTTGCCAGTCGGCAGACGTCTGAGCATCTAGCTTGTACTTAATTCTTCCAGTGCTGTTTCCGTTGTTTGGAGCTTCGAAGCCAGCCACCTGCTTGTAATATTCAAATGCTTCGTCGTTGTAGATAGAGCCTTCTAACGTTCCATATAGCTGCTCTTTAGATGGCAAAAACATCAGGTCTACTGTTTCCTCATCAGTTCCAATTTCCTTGTCAGTAATCGTATTGAGCTGTGTGCGAATCTTAACTTTTTTGATAACGTCAAGGAAATCCTGCTCAAATCCACTAAGGAATCCAGCTCTGTTCTTCAATTCGTTTGGCGCTACATCCCCAAGATGCTGGGCTTTCCACCAGTTCCCTTTTTCCGCAGAATCAGAATTAAGCCACTGTCTTATTGCGCTATGACTCCAACGATTGTATCCCCACCGGCAAATATTGCCAGACGTATCCTTGATAGCGGAATGATAGTATTCCTTTTCTGCTGGAACTTGCTGTCCTACAACAACCTCTTCCAACTTATATGAACCATCTGGGTTTTTCGTGTAATATGAATAGTCCCCAGAAAAAGTAGGCTCTGTAGCCCTCTCATTTTCTTCATGGTCAAATTGAATAGCAAACGGTGTGAGATAATGCGCCTGCAGATACATCCCGGGAACTTCTCTCCCATCTTCCAAAGTCACTTGTCCCATGTGGACGATATCCCACACCCAGCTATAAGCCTTTTCTGTTGCTTTGTCTGTCCAAGGGCAGATGAGCTGATCTCCAATCTTAAAGATTTTAGGTGCCAATCCTGCCCGCACAATCTCAGATACGCTTTGCCATCCAGATACTGTTACCGTTCCCGGATCCGCACCAGCGATAGCTGCTAGATATGCGTTCTGCAACTGCACCTTTTCAAGAATTTCTTGTAGCGTCATGTCTGTCATAATATTTAATGCCATTACACTTTTCCTCCTTCTCTTAACGCTATAACTTTCAACTGTTCGTTCATTTCTCCCAAAGCCTTGTCGAGTTTCTTGGCCGTGCTGTCTTTCGGGAAGATTGCGCTGTCTTGAAGTTCTCCGGTATCCGGATCTGAATATGTCAGTGATACCGAACCATCTTCCAGCAGATTCAGCCCGAACCCGTTCAAACTTCCAGCCTTTCCCGCACTCTCAGCAATCTGTGCCATATAATCAGCGCTCTTTTTTAAGATTTTCAAAATCTCTTCGGCAGTTGCATCTTGAGCAACACCATCTACTGCCTGATCCAGAGCCGTTTTCAGTTCTTCTGCATCTGCGGTAGACTGAGATAATTCACTTTCTACTGACTTCGCCGCTTCTGTTGCTTCTTGCGCTTTGCTCGTGGCTGCAAATGTTTCGTCCACCGCTGTGCCGGCATTTTTAATTGCCTTATTCATTTCTGTTATTGCAGTTCCAGATTCTGTTATAGCTTCTGTCAACGCCTTTCCTATTTCTCCTGAGACTCGAATAGCGTTTTCGAGTTCAGCCTTTGCAGAAGTAGCATTCTGCGCAGATTGATTTACAGCCTCTTCCACTTTCTTGGCCGCATTTCCTGCGTTCTCTACGGCCGTCTTGCAAGCTGTTCCAGTTCGCGCAATTTCCTCCACCGCTGACTGTTTAGCCTTATCGACCGCTTGTACTCCTGCTTGCGTGGCTCCCTGTATCTCATTTCCGAGCTGTTCTACACCCTGCTTTACTTCTTCCACGGCTGTTCTGTCAACTTTTACCCCTTTTTGCGCTTCGGCTACGGCTATCTTTGCTTGTTCGACTACCGTCCTGTCTTCCGCTGTCTTCTCCGCCGCTGTTTCCGCTCCTGTTCTCGCTGTTTCAGCCCGCTCTTTAGCTGTTTCCGCTGATATTCCGGCTTGCGTAGCGATATTAGTAGCATCCTCTACCGCCTTAGCCACTTCCACTTTGTCTCGCGCTGTCTGCTCTGCATCCAGTCCTGCTTTTTGAGCGGCTTCTTGCGCGGTCTGCCTTGCCTTTTCTGCCCTGTCTGCGGCTGCGTTGACAGCTTTAATTGCCTGCCCGAACAACTCCTTATCCTCAGGCCTATCGTAGGCTTCTGGCTTTGCTCGTTTAGTCACAAACATGTCGATCTGATACTCCGTGTTTCCGGATTCAGAATCCCTAAGATAGATATACGCAACAAGATTCTTCCCTGTCTCAATCAACGAATCCGGTATCATTACATCCGTCACACCGTCTTTTGTCGTTCCGATTCTTGAAATAGATTCACTTGCTCCGGAAACTGCAAAATCCACCTCAACCGCTGTCGGTAAATCAAGCCCTTGTATTCTCAATACCTGTCCATAATCCCACTGCCAGACATCACTCACTTTTGCTGTGTTCGAATCTCCAAATACAGCTGTTACTATTCTGTTCTCCAACTATATGTACCTCCTAACTTGCTGCAATCCATGATGTGCAGATCGTTCTCTCTGCATAATCTTTCTTTTCCACATCCAAAGAAATCTTGTCTCCTATACGATATCTTCCAGTTCCAATAATCGTCCCTGCGACTACTTCCGGGCACGCGCAAAAAACGTGATATTTCGGCCGGAATTCTTCCGGTATGGCCGCCTCGTCAAAATCATTGAAAGACCCGCTGTTCGGAAACTGTGCCAACATCTCAATTTTGCAGTGTACGATCTTGCCGATTTTATACAACCACACCCGCACGTGATTACTGCTGTTTACATTGGAGTACGGTCCTATCACCTGTCCGGAATCATATTCCTTGATTCCCATCAATTCTTGATCACCCAGTAATAACTTGCCATGAAACCTCGCGTCTTGATAGAAATCATAACCCACTTCGCTGTCGCTTGCTGTTCCGCCGAAAGCAATACTTCTCCCTTTATTTGCAACATCCAACGCCCGGAACTGTGCCGGAACAATCACTTCTTCTTGTTTGCTGCCGTTTAAGTCCGTGATTGTGACGATAACAAAGTACACACTCCCCGTGGATATTTTCCCATTCCCGATTACTTGGGAAATCTTTCCGCTTGTCGTGTTTGGGTATGTTTCACTTGCTTTCACCGGACTCCCGGAAGCAGTCTCCTGATAATCTATCCTGACACTGGTTGCCTTGTTAGAGTTATTTAAGGTCTGGTCTACTTGCCAGCTCCCAGTGACTTTAATGTACGTGCCATCACTCTTTGGTGATCCCTTAGAGTCGCATCGCAATGCAGTCAACCCGGTAATTGTCGGCTTAATGTACGCGATCTGCCAAACTGCATAAAGAGTCACATCCGCATCAGCTCCGTATGTTGATCCCGGCATGTATGCTACGTCTCCAGCGGACGATGTTGCCCAGCCCATAAATACGTAGCCATCTCTTGTGGGACGCACAGAAGATAGTGTTAATACGGATCCGTATATCTTTTTCTGGGTGTCTGGAGCACCGGTCCCGCCATTTGCATTATAAGATACCGTATGCTCCCACGTAATAGCCGGCAGCGCGTAACTTCCATTTGCCGAGATTGTCGCTGGATTTATTCCCGTGTTGATCGTTGCGGAAAAACCGATGTTCTTTGATTGTCCGCTCGTTGGCATTGTGATCCGGAATGTCTTTGTTCCGCCAATATTAGTCCAGATCCATTGTCCGCCGCCACTGCCGACTGCAAATGTCGCGTTGCCAGAGGTGTTCTGTCCATCACAACTCATGCTGTACGGTGCACCACCGTAATTGTACCCGCCCCAGTCAAATGCGATATCAAATCTGATATCTACATCATACTTATGCGTGAGATTAACATCTCCTACACCACGTACTGCCGTGACGTATATTCTTCCTGTTCCTGCCATTTTTTCTCCTTACTCGATATAGATTATAGATAGGTGTCCATCCCCATTGTCCAGCATAGCATAGTTGCCTACACCAACTCTCTTTGCACTTAGATTGTCAATTTCTGCAACCGGCATATACGCTTTCTCGTTTCCGAAATATGCCAATCCCTTATCACCCTCGTAAAATCCCAATCTGGAGTTTGTTAATCTGGCTTTTAGGTCGTTTCCTGTTCCGCCAAGTTCCAAAAAGGGAGTCACTCCATCAGTCCCCTGCCGTACCCATGTATCGACCACCTCGGTCTTACCATTCACATACTCTACTGTGTTTTTAAATTCTGCACGAACTTCATTCTTATATTTTTCGAAGCTGGTGTTGATATTTGTTACACTGGATATTGCGGTGTTTGCAGAATCCTGTGCATTTCCTGCTGCATCTTTCGCATCCTCGATATCTCCCGTGTATGCTTCTACCCATTTTTCGCCGTCCCAGTATTTTAATACATTATTGACTGTATCGTACCAGAGCTTGGTTTTATCATCTGGAGGGGTATCGGACTTGATCGTTCCGTCTGTTCCGTCTTCCCCTTTATATTTCGACCACTGATAGTCTCTCGGATTACTACTTTCTGTCGGCACTTCCTTGTTATAGGCAAATCCGATGTAATATTTTCCATCCGGGCTGTCAGACATCCCATTCCCGTTCTGGTCATCCGCATATCTCACCCATGTATAATAAGTTTTTCCATCCTTTCCCGGTTCTCCGGGGATTCCCTCACCTGTAATCCGCGCCCATTGATAATCTTCCGGATTATTGGACATTACCGGAGTCTCCTTATTGTAGGCGATTCCTAAGTATTCTTTTCCATCCGGACTACTGGACATTCCATTTCCATGTTCGTCATCAGCAAATTTAAACCATGTGTAATACGTTGTTCCGTCCTGACCATCCTCTCCGTCCATTACATCCGTGATCGTGACCTCGTAATACCCTCTGCGGACGCCGTTTTCAAGCGCCGTAAATGAGTAAACCGCCTTAGCATCAACATCCTCTGCATTAACCGTAACGCTCCTGCCAACATAAAACTCTGTGCCATCTTTACTCCACCGGATTTCCAGATTTCCAGACACATCCACTCCATTGTTGTAAGCATAAGCTGTCAGCGTTGTGCTGCCGATGCCGTTTTTAAAGATAATGCCGTTATTAGTGGCAATGGAGCATGTGTAGACCTTGTTTTTGTTAATTAAGTCCTGCATCCTCTCCAACAGATCGCTCGATATCTCGGACATCAGCTCTTTGTAGTTTGTAAAGACTGTTTTCGCCGTCTTTGGATTGGTCAGGCTCCGCACCTGTTCTGACACCCTCGCCTGTAAATAAAGGACCGGTGTCCACTCCTGATCCTGAATCCTTACAGTATCTCCGATGTTGGTGTCAAAATATCCGTCTACCTCATAGGTCACTACAGGCTCGGATGCGGTTTTGAGGTCAGATAAAGCCATACTGTAGAGCTTGTCCTTATTGTCTGTATCATACTCTTTCCGCAACAGGATATAGGCATCCTCTTTATTTACGATGTTGGACGGAAACCGGTCCCTTGCCTGTGGTGCCCGGATGATCGCACCGTCTGTAAAGTACTCAATGTTCCCATTCTCATCGTATTCTTTTTTGTCCAGTCCGTTAATCGTCAGTCCGTCTTTCCCGGTCGGCTGGATACAGGTGTAAAGCTTCTCGGCATCTGTGGTTTTTCGAATTCCGGTAATTCCTTTCCCGTAGCGCAGGACAACATCACCGCGATACTCTCCGATTCCGCTGTCCGTGTTGCTGTGCTCCCGGTATACGTTTAAGACAATCTCTTTTAAGGAGTAATCACTGTTTAAGACTGTCTCAAACTCAATTTCCGCTGAGAAAACATTTGCAAGAGAGAATAATCTCTTTAATACGGTCGTTGTACCTGTCCATTCGTTGGTAATCCGCTTGTCCGACACCTCATTGAGTCCCAATTTAAGCGTTCTCTCAGCATCAAAGACGGCGAGGTACTCTTCAAAACTCATGGCTTTTCCGGCTTTGTATTCGCCAGCATCCTCGTTAATAAGTTCAAACGACAGAGACCATGCCGTAGCGGTAATTGTCTTCTCCGTCTGATCGGTATTTACAATATTTAAGTAGTAAGATTTACCCTTGTAAGTAAATGCCACCTTGTTTCCAACTGTAACATGTTCTGCGTCTGGATGTTTGGCGTTTACCGTAAAAGTATAGGTATTCGCTGCTCCCTGTAAGTATTCGTGCAATTCATCATCCCAGTAGTGCATGGACTTCTTGTGCCGATTGTCCATAAACGCTACTGGTGTGTTATTCGCACTTAAAATCGCAATTCTAATACTGTCCATTACAAGTAAACCTCCCGTATTTTTGCTTTAATCTGTGGCGGCGGAGAGGAGAAAGAAGAGTAGCAGAACTGAACTTCTGTTGTGCCGGGTGGCACTTTAAAATAGTCCGTCCCCGTAATCTCATCTCCCTTAGCCACCATCCCATTAACGTAGACCTTAGTACTCTCCCCGTCTATAGACACCACGTCACCGGCACGATACCGGTTCGGCACGTCCTTATACTTATCAACATTATCTTTCCGGAACCAGATGCTTTTTAAATAATTGTGTGTGACCAGCTGATTTCCAAGATCTCTACTTCCCCACTGCCCGATCCAGACCTGTATCTTCTCACACGCCATGTCTTTAATCTCCGGGATAGTAAAGTAATAATATTGTCCGTACCAAAAGATCCGTAGCCTGTCACCCTCTTTTAAAAAATCATTATGGCCGCCACCCATCTTTAAATTAAACGGGTTTCCCTCATAAGCTGTCGGCTGGAAATCCAGTGTCTTGATCTTCTTGTTTTGTGGCGCGAACCAGTCCACATGCGCCGTATTACCAACCGTATCACTCTTGTTAATAGACATAGAGCAGATCACTTCATTTCCCCCTGTAAGAAACGCAATAGTCTGCGCTCCCGTCTGTCCCATCAATCCAGTCTCGAACCAGTGCTGCGTGTAACAGTAAAAGTTCTTCGCTCCACGTCTGCCCTCGCTGTCAACCGGGATAGTAAGTGTTTTCATTCCACCATTCCAGTATCCGGATGTTGCTTGTCCACCTTTTAGCGCCATCACATTGTATCCAGCAACATTCCGCACTTCCAACGCTCCCTGTGTGGTGTTTTCCGGATTCTGATAAGAGGTACCGTGATCATCTTTAAACAGGCCGTAACCGTTAAACAGTTCTTCGGACGCTTCGTAGTTCTCTCCGTCTGCCTCCTCTTGTTTTCCAAGCTGGATGACTCCATATTGGCTTACCAGTCCGATAAAGCCGTTTTCGTGCTGGTGTGTGATCTCATAGTCCACGTCTGCCCATTCGGTACCGTTGTTTTGGATGGTAATGGTCTGGTAGCCGTTCTGTTGGACTCCGTCAAAGGTGAATTCTGCGGTTGAGTATGCCACTCCGTCCGGGATGAGCCATGTGATTGCTCCGCTACTGTACATATCATCCTCTTCCAGTACCGGTTCTCCATCTACGATCGCGTCGTAATAAATGGTCGGTTCATCAGAAAATATCAATCTTTTTGGTTCGTCGCTATATAAAATCTCCGCCATCCTCCGGCGGAACTCACTTAATTCTCTTGCTGTGGAATTTGCAATCTGGAACTCCAT